CCGTGATGGCAGTGCGCTTCAGAACGTCTTTGGCGATCTCAGTTACGAGTTCACCAGAGGCGGTTCCGATTCGCTCTTCCATGGTGGCGGGGGAATTTTCGTTTTTCTTGGGGGTCTTGACGACTTTGGTTTCGATCTTGTATCGCTTAAACACGGCGTTTCCAATCTGTAGGGGTCTCATAATAGGCCGTGTTTTTTCTGCGAAACTAGTTCTCGAAATCAGCCGCCAAACGCAAGAATTCGTAGTCTTCCTTGAGAGCTTCGTTCCTTTCAATCTCATTTTCGTATTTGTTGTAGCGGCCATTCCTGATCAATACCTGCATTACTTCATCGGCCTTACGAATCAGCTTAAGTTCCGCCGTTGTCCTCGCGTTGTCCTGGATGTATTCGCTGATCTTGAAAACTTGTTCACGAACATAGACCAGAGCAATCGGAGAAACTGCTCCAACCAAATACAACCCAATGGCGAACTTCTGAAGGCGGTTCATTTCTGCCTCTTTCTTGACGAAACATAAAGGCCGGGTTAGGGCCTTTAGAGGTTTTGAGATTACTTCTGGATGAACTTGAGGTACTTGGTGGCGATGTAGTACCGACGGTCACTCAGCAGAACCTTGTACACGCGGAGATAGAACTTCCGCAGTGACGAGAACACGAAGATGTTGTGGTTGAAGTAACCGAGGGTCTCGATCAGTTCGCGAGTCTGTTCGAAGGTCAGAGTGGTGCTCTCTCCTTCGTTGTGACTGTCGCGAAGCATGTCGATGATTCGGTCGTACTTCTCCTGCAACTCCTTGACTGTATTGTCGTCCTTAGCGATGAGTTCGTACAGATCGTGGATTTCGGTCTTGAGGTAGTCGGGGTTCATCAGCGATTGTTCGCTCATGGTTGATCCTTTCATAGGGGTCTCATTATAGGGCATGAAATTCCTGCGAAAGTTGTTAGAGATCACTCTCATTTTGACGAAACATAAAGGCCGGGTTAGGGCCTTTAGAGGTTTGTGAGATCTACTTCTTGACGGGGTACTGGAAAAGAGCATTCACGAGATCCATCAGATCATCTTCGGCGGTGTTGCGCTTGGCGATGGAATGCTGGAATGCGCGAATCAGCTTCTTCAACATGGAAGTGCCTTTCGTAGGGGTCTCATTATAGCCCCTGTAAAACATGCGAAAGGCAAAGCTTAAAGCCCGGGTTAGGGGCTTTAGAGGCTCTTGAGATCAGCTTTCGTTAGGTACGATGATTTCCCAGAGGGGCTTCTTTCCGATCATGATGTGTGTACTGAACTTGGCTCCTTCGATGGCCATCAAATCGCGATGTTCATCGGTGATACACACACTCCACTTTCCCGTAGTAACCTCAGCTTTTTTGTAGAGCTTGACGGTTGCGACGAGCGCGATAGTGCTACCAACGACTGAAATTGCGGTGATAATCAAGTCGGAGTTGTTCTGTACGAACTTCTTGGTCTCGGCGAGTTTGTCCTTGAGGGTACTCACGTTGATCCTTTCGTAGGGGTCTCATTATAACCCTTGTAATTCCTACGAAGGCGAAAAAACAAAGGACATGTAAGAGTTGTTTAAACTCTCGCACGCCCTCTGCTTTAGATTTCCTGCTGTGGGTCTGTTTGTGTTACCTGGGCTTCAGAACGAAGCCGATTGCCTTCGAAGTCACGATGTGGACTCGCTCGAAGTTCAAGATCATCAGGATACCGGCCAGGTTCCCCATGACGACGGCCAACGTGTCCGGGCTTACACGGCTCGACGGAGATTCGATCTCCTTGAGCTTGTAGAGCTTGGTCAGTTGGTCCGCCATCGCGGCGAATTCGGGGGCACCGCTGTTGGTCTCAGACATCTGAGTGAGAACCTTGTCGATGACTTCGTCGAGGTGAGTCGGCGTGTCGATCTTGGTTTTCAGGGTGTACAAAGCATACTCCTTACATAGGGGTCTCACTATACCCTATGTATTATATGCGACCCTGGAAAAACTATTGAGGAGGAGCGCCAGGAACTACTTTGAACTTGGCATCGGTCTGGGTATCCAAAGCATGAGCCGCGGCTTCGGAGTTCATCGCAACCTGAATGGTCTTAAAGCCGTCCACAGTCTCTCCTACAAGCAGATCGCCGGAGTACTTGGCGTCACTCGCATTGTATGAGGCTTGCGAGACACCCATCAGACCGCCCATGAACACGTTTACAGCGGCGATGGAACCGACTACCTGTTCTGCGTTCGGGAGATGCCAAAGGGACGCTAGAGCGAAATACAGCGCCCCTACTGAAGGAAGACCAATCGCAGAGATATGCTTCAGGATCGTGTATTTTCGATCACTGAGAAGGGGGCGCTTGGGCTCCGGTGTCGCTGACGAGTTGGACATTGCTGATGACCCTTCCCTGGCCGTTTGTGAATATCCCGTTGTACTCAGTGTGCGGTCTGAACGGAAGAGTCTCCACCTCACGCATGATGCGTTTGGCAACGCCATTCCCACCCAAAGCCGCATACGGATCGAAAAAATATTCGCGGAAGTCTTCGAGTTCATCTTTTGTGATCGATCCGCGTTCTATGTAGGTGAGACCCAACGTCGTGATTTTATCGTACGCAACACCCATCATAAGACGTGTTGTCGCGTTCCTCTTTTTGTCCTTACTCTGCAAATATGCCCAGAGACCAGCCGATCCGAAAATTGAGCCTGTAATCGAACCGAATATGATCACCAGCATTCTTGCCCAGACATCCACGAAACATCCTCCCCTTATACTGTTCGGTTCCAAACCCCCTGATTACAAACCCAAGGCTCAGCTTTTTTCCACACCCCGCTGACCCTCACGTAAGGAACCGCGATTTTCCATTCTGTGCCTACTTTAATGTAGGCTCCAGCAACTGTCCTAAAGCTAGCTGATGCTGACCAAGGACTCCACCCAACCGAGTTCTGAACACGAGCCCAGACGTAATACATCGTGCCCGGTGTGAGTCCATCGATTATGTGTGGAGATCCTGCTGTATCGATCGTCGTTGGAGCCGATGAGTTAGTGCCATAGCCTACTTGAGAGCTAGTAACAATAGCTCCGCCATTACCGTTCTGAGAGAAAGAAGCCTCTACGGTAGTCGACGTAATACTGGCCAATAGTGGCTTGGTCGGAGCATCAGGAACTCGAAGAGTTACCGCACTCGTTCTACCGGACCAATTACTCCAGCCGACAAAGTTGTGGACTCTGGCCCAGAAATAGTATCTCGTACCCGGATTTAGACCCCCTACAGTCGTTGATCCGTCAGAGATAGTAGTGTTTGAGATAACACCAGAGTTTGTGCTGTAACCGATCTCCCTAAGATCGATATCAGCTCCGCCATCGCCATTGCTTGCAAATTTAACAAGTATGGACGTTGATTTGATGCTGGACAACTGTGGCGTATCAGGAGAAGGCGGTTCGGTAGCTCTTGTGATGGCATGACTGAACGTCGTCGGACCGCCAATACCAGGAATGCTGGTATCAGTAAGGAGCCTGAACGTTACAGTTTGATTCGTAGATACCGAGACCGACCCGACGTGATACCAATCAGCCCCAGTAGGGTAGTTGATGGTGTTGCTGTTTGTGGAACCATTTGCGGTCCAGTTGAAAGCAAGACCATTCACCCATTCGGCAGAGTTACCCGCCTTGAACCAGAACTCGACAGACGATCCAGTATCCCGGATCATCATGGTTCCGTTGGTGCCTGATGTCTTTGTCCAATCGGTCACGGAACCTCCTAACTGATGATCTTGAAGTAAATATCACCGTCGTTGCCGCCAGTGGGATCGGCAGTTCCGGAGGTAATGCCCCCAGCGGTACGATATGCGGCCTTACCTGTGGGAATCAGAGCCTTGACCTGAGCGACAAAGTCACGGGTACGGTTGATCTCCTGATAGCCGATCTTCACAAGACCATCGATCCCAGTGGAAGGAACAATGGGATAGCCAGCGGCAGTAGCGTCATCGCCAACAGCCATTTCAAACCTCCTTCGCTACCTCACCCGGGCAGATCAGCCCAGTGTTCGGTTGTGTAGTCATTCCAGACCTTATCGGCCGGCAATGCCAGCCAAGACCCAGGTGTGACGAACTGGTTAACAGTCAACGTAGGATATGATCTGTCGCCTTGATTATCAGATACGAAGATCTGCTCAGTGACCTGCATATCGTTCATGGCACCATCGGTGTTTCTGAGCGTTACGAGGTCTCCGAGGTTGTAGTCGACTCCATACTTGTACTGACTGTTCTGGCTGATCTCTCCATCGAAAGCAGAGGTCTTTCGATTTTTGGCCAACTCGTCAATACCGCGTTGGATCATCAAAGCAGATGCTGTTGGTGGATCAGTGTCCGTTATGTCGTCTGCTTGGACGATCAAGACCTGTCGTTCGAATCCCGTGGTAGATGAATCAGCCCCATCTGCATAGACGATCTCAGTTCCAACCGGAGAAAGAACATACGCAACATTCTTGTATGCTGCTGTCGATGTCAATTCGCTGGTGTCCTGCAGATTGTCTAGTTCTGGGCTGAACAATACCGAGGGAAGCACGGATTGATGGGTGGTCCTATCGCTTCCCGTGTAGATATCGAAATACAATTGCGACGTATCGAAGTTCCGAACAAGACGGAACCCAAGAAGATACTGATCGCACAGATCCTTTTCAGCCGTGTAGACAGTTTTCGGATCGATTTCATAAGAGATGACATCCACAGGAGCAGGAATAGTGTCGTCGGGGAATATGCTTCCCTCAGTGACCAACGGAATGACGTCTGAGGCTTGAAGGATCCCAGTGACACAAATATCGTGAAAGATCTGTGTCGCTATCTCAACAGGAGTTCCTGTTAGAATCCACTTCGGATCTGTGGTGAGATCATCCATGGATCCTCGGGCGAGGCGACTGTCTAGAATCGCCTCTAGGGATCGTCCGGTGAGCTTCAGAATCTTGATTCCGTTGTCGTCGGTAGAATCCTCGACAGTCTCTACGATCATTACACGGTACGATTCATTGATTGCGAACTTGGTCCCCGCCGGGAACAAGTTTCGGTTTTCTAGAGTCGAGTGCAGATGCAGTTCGAAATCACCATAGGCCGAATACCTCTCGGTCCAGATAAGCGATTCGAATTTGTCCACAACCGTCTGTCGACGATAGAGACTGTCGAGGATATAAACCTCCATCACAAACCCCCGTATCGGGGAGTGAATGTGATGTCATAAGGAATTGCTGCTCCCGTCGCATAAATTCGGAAGTAATTATCTCCAGGCTGAAAATCGACCCAACTTGATTGAGATGACATTCCGTACAACAGAGAAGACGTGATTCCTGATCTCGTCAAGAGCACGCTTTTAGAGCCGTTGACAGTGCTTATGGTAAGCGTATCGCCAGAAACCAGTGCTGCCGCAACATCCAAGACACGGGTGTTGTTATCGGGAGGCCTGTTGTAGATGGTGAATTCGGTGAGGGCACGATTCACGTGCAAAACAAACACGAAACCGGTTTCGATCGTACCCTCGTAGTCCAAATGCGTCTCAGCAGTACTCGAAACCGTCGAACCACTGAGAGTAACTGATGTGGAGTCTATGAAATCCGGATCAAAACAGAGGATCGAAATATCGACTTTTGGTTCATTGGAGAAGAGCGGAGACTCGAAAGATTCCACCCTCCCCGCAATGTCAACAATTGATCCGTCATCCATATAAAACCGAAGCCCTATTTGAGACTTCGGCATGAAGAAGTTGTACAACTGCTTTCTGAGATCACGAACTGTATCCACGACATAATCGGGATCGAGACCGAGCGTCATCGTGATGTTTCTCGTATCACGTCTACTGGACTGGTATTGTGCGCCGTCCATTGCTGCGAAACTAGAAGACACGAGAGTGGCCTTAACTGGATCCAGACCGTCAATCTCTTGAACGATAATCCCCGAAGACGTATCTTCCAGCAAAAGGCTCAGGAGTGTGCCCTGAAGAGTCTGAACATCAACCTGTGTGATCACGGCTTCACCAGAGCCCCCTTCGCGATAGATAGCTGGTTCTTTGTCTGACGGTAGAGATCAGCCGCAGACAATGCCTTGGGCGATGTATTGTATTGGTTGAACGTGAGCGGTGTGGTAGAAACCGGAGCTCCGGTAGTCGGATCAACCGTGGACGAATCCGTCATGGTGCTGTTGGAAATGCCCACTGCCTTTGCGTAAGCCGCATCAACCGAAATAGGTTGAGTCGTCAATATGCCGCCGATCTCTCCAGCGTTCTTCTTTATGCTGGAAAGGTCCAACACCGGAGTGATGGTCGGAGTAATATCAATCGGGCCAGTTATCAGGTCAGACATACCAGATAGAGACTTACTGAGTGAACTAATAGCGGACTGCCCCATGCCTTCCGCAGACTTCGAAACGGCCGAAGAAGCAGCATCGAGCCCCTTGATGAGACCCTCAGCTGAATATCCACCGACTTCCTTGAACACTGTAGAAGGAGACTTGATGCCGAGAGAGTTCTTGATGGCCTTGACCATCGCATCGGCAATCGTGTTCATCTGCTT